GCCACTACACCTGTGGTGATTGGCCATACGTATCTCGTCATGCCAGTGCAGATCCGTCAATAAGCCATGACTTACGCCATTCAATCCCTCACCGCTACCGGCTGGTCATCCATCTTCCCCCTCCTCGATACACCGCTCAACCCTGAAGCCAATGCGTTCCAACAGCACGAACACGCAATCCGCCTCGTTGCCGACCTTCACGATCTCTGGCCCGACGCATCCTTCCGCGTCATCCGCCTCGATGACTAAACCCACCCTTCCCACACTCCCCCGTCGCCACCCTCGCCCCACCCGCCGCAGCTTCCTCAACCGCTACGCCGACGCCATCCTCTTCCTCTGGTCGTGCCTGCTCATCGCTGCCCTCATCATCCTTGCCCTCACTTGAGGCCACACTGGATGAGTTGACCGAGCTGGCCCACCGTGAGAAGGCCCTTCAAGCGCGACGACAAGAACTCCTTGACGCGTTGGATCAACTGGTGGAAGAAGGTGAAGCAGAGGAAGCAATGGAATGGAACGACTGCAAGATCACGCGTCGTTCTCGCAAGTCCTATACCTACCCCGAGCACATCCTTGACCAACGCCAGCAGCTCAAGGCAGCAGAACAGCTTGCAGTGGCCTTAGGCGAGGCTGAGGTAACGATCAAACAGTTCTGGGAGGTACGTGGGGCATGAGCTACACCGCCATCGTCTGCAAAGCCCCTGCGACCTGCCTTGGCCAGATCCTGCAGCTCACGCACGCCTTCAACTTACCTGCGGCCTTGACCGTAGACACTCTGAAGCGACACTGGCGCTGTGACCAATCCACCGTGTCGCGCCGGCTGCAAGCATTCCGCACCGCCAATCTGGCGATCATCCGCCGTACGGCGCGTGCGACCTACTGGATCGACCCTCTGGTGATCTCATGACTGACTACCGAGCGACGCTTGAACAGTGGGCTCAAGTTCAAAAATGCGCCGATGTAGTTGGCAGCTCTGATTGCTCTGCCATCCTTGAACTCCGCACCAGGGTTGAGGCGCTGGAGGCCAACGCCAAGCCAACGCCTAATTTGAGCCAAATTAGGAGTTCACTGGTGGACCGCGTGGCGCTTGCCATCAGCGGGATTGAGTACGGCCTGGAACGGGATGAGGAAGCCATCAACTGGGCATCTGAAGCCCGCGCCGCGATCCGCGAGGTGGCCTTGTGGCTTAACGAAGCCCCTTTAGACCTTTACCCCGGCGATCGTGGCATCGTCGTCAACGCTCTTTACGACCAAGCAAACCAATGACAACCCTCATCTCCCCACCCGCCGAAATCATCCGCCAATGGGAAGCCGAATGGGACACCAACGGTGCCGCCCATTGCGACAGCGCCCTCTACGTCGCCGCAAAGGCTGCAACATGGGGCGCAAAGTCTGCCATTGAGTGCGCTCTCAGAGATACTGCCTCATGCCACTGGCGCGTTGCCGATGGCCCAGAAGATGGAATGCAGCTGGTGCGAGCCAGCGACCTGATGGCTTGGGCTGCTGCTATCGGCAAGCGTTATGAGGTTGAAGAATGACCAGCCAACACCCCATCACCCCACCGCCGGAGCTGGTGCAGCAGTGGATAAACGAGGAGGATGGCCTCACTGCGGGGCACATCGCCACCCGCGCCGCCCAATGGGGCGCAGACCAGGAGCTGGAGGCGTGCTGTGAGTGGGTGGCTGAAGAGTCGCCTGTTGCTGCAACTGAACTCCGCGCCGCCAGACGCACCAGGTCGCCTTCCTTGAAGGAGCAGGCGCTAATGGCACTGGAAGACGGCGACATTGGCCCCGGTGCATCCTTAACACCCGTCGAAGTGTGCATCATCCGCCGCGCCCTGGAGCAACTACCCGAATGAAGTACCTAACAGGTAATAGTCAAGAAATCCGAGGTCTGCTTGAAGCTCTTGGCATTGAGTGCAATGGCGTCACCGGGCTTCGTTTAATTGTTGAACCCGATCGCATTGTTCGGCTTGAGCTGGAGCGATTGGTTGCTGGCGATGAAGTAGCAGAGCTGACGACATGGATCTTGAAGCAAAACATTGAAGCGGAGCAACTCGATGACTGATTTCCGAGCGCTATGCGCTGAGCTGCTGGCCAGCTACGAAGACACTTTTGTTATCTCGGAACCAAGCGACGATCCCTTGGTGCAACAAGCCCGCGCCGCCCTGGCCCAGCCCGAGCCGCAGGAGCCTACAGATGATGAGCTAGGCAAGTTGCTTTATTACGAGTTCACAACTAGCACAGGGCATGGAGAGCGTGTCGATGCAATGGGGTTTGCCCGCGCCGTCCTTGCCCGCTGGGGGGACCAATGACTGAACCTCTCTCCCCCGCCGCGCAGGCAATACTGGATGCAGCAAATGGCGCCAACTCTTACGGTCCAGATGACTGCTTAAACGAATCCCGCTGGATTGCCGCTGCCGCCTTGCGGGCTGCTGCGGATCAGGTGGTGCCGCACATGGAAGAACCAGAATGGGGTGCCTGCGATTACATAAATTGCGACATTGAGCTTTACACCGATCACCAGCGCAAGCGCACCGCGCTCCTCGCCATTGCCGCTGAGCTGGAGGGTGCGGAATGACTGATAGCGACCACCTCTACGTGCGCTTCGCCTCCCTTGAGTGGAAGCTCGGCTGCCACATGGCCGAGTGGAAGGCCGCCCGCGAACTGGCCTATCGCATGGGCAAGGCCGGTGATGAGCTGAACCAAGCGCACTGCGATGGTGTAGTCCGCCTGCTGCAGGAGTATCTCGCGACCCCCGAGGGTGCCTCATGAAAGAGACCACACGCATTAGCCGCTGGGTAGCTCTGAAGGAGTACGACCACACCGCCTCCGATGAGTTTCTGGAGGTAACGGAGTGGACCAACTCCGAGGGCTTCGACCTGCACCTCAGCCGCGGTCACCAGTGCATCTCGCTGAGCTGGAATGAGTTCAGTGCCATGCAGGCAGCCTTAGGCGACTGGATCAACCAGCCAGATCCCGACGCCACCTGCCCGCACATCGTCAGCAGCGACGAAGGCACCAGCTACTGCAGGCTGGCGGAGAAGACCGCCGAGCTACTCGCCAAGCTGCGTGACCCGGACTTCACCTCAGCCCGCCAGAAGCGCGAGGGCTGACCTCATGAAGCACCTACAGCTCTATCGCATCACGTTCTCCCACGCCCCAGCGCTCCATTTAATGGCACGAGATTTGCCACACGCCATTACTACAGCAAAAGAGCTCTGCCCAGACGCTACTTTTCTCAGCGCTTACCTCGTACCTGAGTGGGAAGAAGACAGTGCTAAAGACCCCCTGATCTACGAGGTCTCTTACAACAAGCTCGCGCAGTACGAAGCCCGCTAATCTGAACCAACAATTCGGCAGCTTTCAGCACCGTTCGGAACATGCCGGCCCGCAACGCATCCTTCATCGACGGCCTCCGCGAGAACGAACGGATGGCCGCTGAGCTCCTCGCCCGTGGCAAAACCTGCCGGGAAGTTGCCCGTGCCCTCGGTATCTCCGAGCGCGCCTTGTACAACTGGCGCAAGCGCCCCGCCGTGCAGCGTGCCGTCTACGCCCTGCAGCAGGAGCTGATTGACGTCTCCGAGTCCAAGGGTCTGGCCCTGATGCCGGACGCCATCGCCACGTTGACCGAGATCATGGGCGACCCCAACGCCCGCGCCAGCGACCGCATCGCCGCTTCGCGGGCGCTCCTGAACGGTGCTGCCGCCTACCAGGAACGCAAGCTGCTTGAGCGCACGGTGTCAGACCTGGAGTCGCAGATCTACGGCCTGATGCAGATCCCGGCGGAAACCGTGGACGACACCGAGGACGACGGCACCGAGCTGCTCCCCTCGGCCAACCCCGAGGACGCGTAAAGCGCTGCGCTGATGACCGCCTCCCTGGCGCAGCTCCAACGCCGCGCTGACCGCCTCCGCCTCGAACTGGCCCGACGCGCAGCGCGCTCTGCGAACTACAGCCCAGCGCAGCAGCTCACCAAGCTGCCCGGCGTCGAGGAATGGCCGGCCTTCGCCCGGCGCACCTGGATCCGCACGGCCGGCACGGTGGCGCCGTTCGATCCGTACGACTACCAGATCGCCCTGGTGGAGAGCATCAACGCCCACCCGAACACGATCATCAACAAGAGCCGCCAAATGGGCGCCTCGGAGACGGTCTGCTCGTACCTGCTGTGCCGCGCCCTCACCGAGCGCGGTTTCGCCGCGGTGGTGTTCAGCAAGACGCAGCAGGACGCCTCCGAGCTCGGTCGCCGCGTGCGCGCCATGGCGAACTCGATCGAGGGCGAGTCGATCCGCTACCTGACGGACAGCAACACGCAGATCGCGATCGAGGGCCGAGGCACGTTGTACTTCCTGCCCGCGTCACCCCGCGCTGCGCGGGGTATCCCGAGTTGCTCCGTCCTGTTCATGGACGAAGGCGCCTTCCTCGACGGTGCCGCCGAGATCTACCGCGGCGCTATGCCCACGCTCTCCATGGTGGGCGATGCGGCCAAGGTGATCGTCACCTCGACACCCGACACGGAGCTCGACTGGTTCGGCCAGCTCTGGCACCAGGGCACGCCGGTCGACTGGTACGACTACGTGCGCCGCAGCGAGATCGACGCGCTGAACCGCGTCCTGTCCCGCGTCAGCGACTCGTGGAACCGCGTCGCGATCCACTACAGCCAGCATCCGATCTACGGCGCAGACCCGCAGTGGGCACAGCGCACCCGCGAATCGCGGCGCATGACCCAGGCCGCCTGGGACAGCGAATACGAGCTGGCCTTCGGCGCCACGGATACCCAGATCTACCCAACAGACCTGATCCGCCGCGCCGCCCGCGGCCACTGGCGCGAGTGCGGCTCGGTCGGTCGCACCTACGTGATCGGCATCGACCCCAACGCCGGAGGCAACGACTACTTCACCGCCGTGGTGCTGGACGTCACAGCCACCCCCTACGAGGTTGTGGCCATGTACCACGAGAACGGCAAGAGCACTGATTACAGCTTGCGCCATGTGAAGTCCCTCATCGAGGATTACCTACCAGAGCGGGTAATCGTGGAGAAGCAGGCGATGGGAGCTGTGATTGCAGAGGCGCTCACCACGATCCTGCCTAACTACGCTATCGAGACGTTCAGCA